TTGTATTGGTGGACATGCCTTTATAGATAACAGTTGATTTACACCCATATTAGGATCAGGATGTATTGGCACAAGCTCTTTATTTAAATTTTTATACCATGTAGGTATACATTTCTTTGCAGGTTTTGGTTCTGGTATAATACCATGCACACTTTCATGTGTTGTAAATTTAATATTCTTCATAAATATATTCTCCTATAAGTCGTTGGGATGCCACTCATCCCAGTCTTCATCTATTGTGTCGTTATCTACGTTATAATACTCATCAAGCTCTTTGTCAAACTTTTTATTGTGTGCATACAAACTTAATGCATGTTCAACTTCGTCAATGCTTAGTCCTAATCTCTTAACAAAAGTGTTTAATCTTATTTCGTCAAACATATCTTTATGTGTCATGTAGTGTTCCCCCTCTTAGCTTTGCATAGAAAGCTCCCTCTGTGCTATTCAAAGAGGTAACTATATCTAGCAATTGCTGATATGATATATAAATAATTTGATGTTCATTTAGGTTAGGTTCAAACTGTCTTAAATAAACAGTGTCATCTTCACCGATTACCATTTCTACATCCTCAAATCTGTCAGTCTCATCTAATGATGTAACTATTGAGGCGTCTTTTTCAAACTCGACTGTGTACATTTATTAGCTTCCTCTCTTTCTTTGGCACGTTGTCGTTCTTCCTCTGTCATGTGCCGTATTTCTTTTGATATGCCTTTCTTACGATCTATGTGCCACTCCTGAACTGTGCCAGTGTTCCATTTGTCTGCTTCCATCTGTGCTTCCTCTTGTGTATCAAACAAAATAGGTGGATCATTTAAAGTAAATGCATCCTTACCTGTTGCATAGAACCACTCATTAGTATCTATCTCAATCTGAACGTAGTACCTCATTAGAACATTGGGTTCATCAGGCTGAATGTTTCATACCATGATGACCCCTCCAATATTAACCACATACCTACAGGCACACCTAGTATAAATAAGATACATAATAGAAATGCCCAACCTAATCCTTTTGTTGTACAGTACTGTTCACTCATCGGTTGTACGCCAGTAATGCTATCCACGAGTCAGGAAACAACGTACCCATGTCCATACTAATTGAGTTAGCAACCAGACGTGTCTCCTCTTGTGCGTCCTCACCTTGTCGTAGCTTGCACATATCTGACCATGCATCCAGACTACCAGACCAGTACCACTCTGTCATAGTATTCTGTGGCAGTACCATACGTGCTTGCTCTGGTGCAATACCTTCAGCAAGCAAGTCATTGTATGCTTTGTCACACCACACAGTATGTTTAGCCAGTGTGCTTATAAGTTTGTAAGACAGTGCAACCTCTCCCTTACTACCCTGCTTCTTATCATCTGCACGTCCTCTCCATGTCATAGGAGAATAGTACTCAGGTTTTTCATCTACATACCTACGGCTTACCTCGTTCCATCTAAGGAACTTGTGCTTCACCAGTTGTCTTGCAACAAACACAGGTGCTTTGACATGAAAGGTAGCAAAGCAATGACCAAAGGGTGACATGTGTTTGTGTCGTGCAAGATATGATATAAGTATACTGTCTGACACAGTGAGGGTATTGTCTTCATCCCACTCACTCTTCTTGTTGAAGCTAACACGAGCAGAGTTTACTACAGTAAGGTCACTGCCCATGCTATCAATTAATGTTACGTCTATCATGCGATCTCCTGTAATATTTCAACTGCTTGTTCTTTAGTTATCTTGAACCATTCATGTCTGCGTTCACCCTTAGTTTCAGCAAGTTTGTGTGCTTTACGTTCAGCCACATTACGATCTTCAAACTTAATGCAGCAAAGTATTTTATACTCTCGCATCGGATCACCTGTTTGAAAACTGTCTAGCCTGTCATCGGAGTCCATAGCTTTACCGATCTTGACCCACTCAGGCCAAGCAGGATTTGTGATTGCATACACATGCCCTTCCTTATCCCTGTCATACAAAGCTTTGGCAAGCACAGCTATGTCTTTAGGTTTTACACTGTTAAATACCAGACGGTTTATGTTACCACCTTGTTGCACATAACCATTAAGGGTACGGTATTTACGTTTGTAATAGATAAGACCATCTTCATTCATGTGGTGGTTGATGCCAACCTTACGCCACGTTGATCCATCCCAACGTTTACCATCTTTACGAATTGTTCCATTTTCAATCATACTTGATACCTCGCAGTTTTGTATTCCAATTCACAATGGACAACACCATGCCATCCACTTAGTTTGTTCTTCACAACATTCAAGTGACGTTGTGTGTCCTCTTCATCCTGACCGTCAACCACTGGGTTCTTAGCAATCAATACCATGAGGTCAGCCTCTGCTGCCTTACCAGTACGTGAACCTTCCATCATACTCTGGTTCAGTAGTACCTTACCCTCTGCATCAGCAGATAGCTGAGACATGTAGAAGATAGCACAGTTGTGTGACTTGGCAATCTGTCGGGCATAGATAGCATTAGCTTTCAGTGCTTCGTCAGGTCTAGCAAAGCCACCAGTCCTAGCAAACTTGTCACCCATGTCGAGCACAACAATGTCAGGCTTGTACGACTTGCATACTGACTCCACCCATGCCATGTCACGATCAGATGCGTCCTTGATCTTGATGTTCTTCTTGACTGCATCGTAAACGTCACGTGCTCTGGAAGGATTGTTCTTGACTTCCTGCATTGTCATACCTGTAGCTGCTGTAAGATACCTAGCACCAACACGGTGAGAAGCTTCTTCATTACATAGTATAACACATCGTGCACCTTGATGGGCAAACCCATTAGGAGAGGCAATGAGAGAGGCGTGGAATGAGGTCTTACCTGTATTCGGTCTAGCACCTATCTCAATCAGGTGTCCTGCATTTACGCCCTCTACCTTACGTGTCAGACTTGGTATGTTGAATGTCCACTGTGATTCCAAATCATTCTTGGCAAGCAGTGTATCAATCTCAATGTCATCCCACTCAATGTTTAGATCAGGTGTAAAGTCATCTGCATACCGTTCAAGTAAATCACGTAGTGGTTCGAGACTGTTCTTGTCTCCGTTCACATAGTCAAACCCAAGGTTTGCAATGTCCTCACCTACTACCTGTTGGAACAGCTTCGACAGCACCTCTTGTGCTACATCACCACCCATAGGTGACTCACGTTTAATCTGGTTGAACAAAGAACCATACGCCTGTTTCTGTGCCGTTGTCATAGTAGGATTGTTTGACATGAACAATGCCTCAATCTCATCTGGTGAGACTGTACGTTCATAACGATCCATAGCCTTGTCGATGGCTTGCTTGATCTTACGAACATCCTTACTGAATAATCTGTCAGGACATTTAGCACCACGATGTGATTCGTAGAACTCTCTGTCCATCAAGCTTCGTATTAATGATAATTCCATTTATATATCTCCTAGTGTGTTTAAGTTTTTAATGTCGGTAGGATTACGATACTTCAGGTCATCTATCAAACGTAATACCTTTACGTTATTTACATAACCACGTAACTCTTTAGCAAACTGTAGTGTCTTTGGTAATGCGTCAGGGTCTAGTGCAATAATAACCGTCTCGAACTGTGATAAGTACTTCTTATGTACCTCAGAGAGTGACGTACCCAACACTGCTACCCCGACATATACGCCACTCTCTGAGCATCCAGAACCATCTGTCGCACCTACAATAGCTGCACTCACACAGTCCTCAACGACTACCCCAGTTTTACCACATCCATATACGTATGGCAAGGGGTTTTTTCCATATCTTTTCCACTTAGGTAACTTTTTTCCTAGTGCTCTACCTGTAGCATCCACCATGATGTTGTTGTGTACTACAGGAAATACGACACGATCTTCTTTTACATCATACAACAAGTCTTGTTCTACAGACCACAGTCTCCACTTGTAGCAGAAGTCTTTGATACGAATATAACTCTTGACAATCCACTCAGGTTTCTGAAACGTTACTGCTTCTGTCTCTTGTGCCATAGTACCTAATGACTTACGAATGTCATCACTGGTAAGGTGAGTACGTGTGCCACCCGACACACGACACCCTGCCTTGTAACAATTCCATACAAGTTGACCCATGTTATTGGTAGCTGTAAATGTTTTTACACCATTACATACTGGACAGTTAGTACGTCTAGTCTCTCCATTACCAATGTCCATATCACTTATATGATCTAATATATTAATCATGTATATCACTTTCTATGTTACTCGTTACACTCGATTGTACATAAGTATCTCTCTGTGTCAAGGCATTATTTGCACTTTCATATGTATGTTTCATATATGGTTTCACAGAAGACACATGTGTATGCCCTGTCACTGCCATAATTTGTGGCAACGGCACACCTTTGTCTACCATTTCTGTTACACCAGTCCTACGGATGTCCATAAGGCGTAGTTCCTCTGACAGTTTAGCCAGTCTCATTACCTTACGTCCAACCTTGGACAGTCTCTCCATAGCATATGGCTCAAACTTACCTGACCTTGGCTTGGGATGTGGTACTACCCACTGTTGAAAACCAAAGTCAGCTTTCTGTTCTAACAACATGGCGTTGAGGTTGTCACTGATAGGTAGAAACACCTCTGCCCTACGTTTACTTTGCTCCAGAGTTAGCTGTTGCTTCTTGAGGTCAAGGCAATCCCATGTAAGATTACGCATGTCTCCAAGCCTCTGACACCACTCGTATGCCATGTGTACAATCAGTCCTAAGTTACGGTACTCAAAGTCACTGTATGCTACATCAAGAAACTTGTTGACTTCTCCATGTGTCCACACAACCTTACGTTGGTTCTGTTGCTTACGTTTGATCTTAGCAAATGGGTTCTGCTCTGCATGTTCCATCTGTATTGCATAGTTGTATATCCTACTAGCACAAGTGGCGGTATGATTAGCAAAACTGATACCACGTGACACCCATTCCTCATACGCAGCCTTGGCAATCTTAGGCGTAACATCTCTAAACTTTCTACACCCAATTGTCTGATGTAAAATGGTAAGAAAATATCTGTAGTCTACCTTAGTT